GTTTAAAGTTGTTGCAGCAGGTAGACGTTGTGGTAAATCAAGACTTGCTGCTGTGACACTTCTAATTAATGCTTTAGAGTGTCCTGAAGGCTCTGCTGTAATGTATGTAGCTCCTACATTAGGTCAAGCTCGTTCCATTATATGGGACTTGTTAAACGATCTAGGTAGACCTATTATTAAGTCTGCTCACATTAATAACTTAGAAATCACATTGACTAACGGTAGAAAGATACTTGTTAGAGGTGCCGATAATCCAGATAGTCTCCGAGGTGTTTCATTAACTTATTTGGTTATGGACGAAGTTGCCTTTATCAAGTTAGACGTTTGGGAGAAAATCCTTCGAGCTTCGTTATCTGACAAAAAAGGTAAAGCTTTATTCATCTCTACTCCATCAGGTCGCAATTGGTTCTATGATATCTTTTCTTTAGGACAAGAAGAAACTGATGAAGAGTGGAAGTCATGGCACTTCACCACCAAGGACAATGAAACCATTGACCCTAAAGAGGTTGATGCAGCTAAGAGAACACTATCAACATTCAGTTTTAAACAAGAGTATGAAGCCTCGTTTGACAACGCTGGTTCTGACTTGTTTAAAGAACAATGGTTAAAGTATGGTGATGAACCTACTACTGGTTCTTATTACATTGCTGTAGACTTGGCAGGGTTTGAAGACGTAGCTAAGAGTGTTACCTCTGCTGTAAAGAACAGACTTGACCAAACTGCTATTGCTGTTGTTAAGGTGCATGAAAAAGGTTGGTGGGTTAAAGAGATTGAGTATGGTCGCTGGGACGTTAGAGAAACTGCTGTAAAGATTCTAAATGCTGCTAGGAAGTGTAAGACTACTTGTTTAGGTATTGAGAAGGGTGCATTGAAGAATGCTGTAATGCCTTACCTTAATGACCTGATGAGACGTAACGGAGTATATCCTCGTATTGAAGAACTGACTCATGGTAATCGTAAGAAGACTGATAGGGTTATGTGGTCACTACAGGGACGCTTTGAACACGGTAGAATTGTACTTAACAAAGATGGCGACTGGAAGACATTTACTGACCAATACTTAATGTTTCCTCATCCACAAGTGCATGATGACTTGTTAGATGCTTTAGCTTACATTGACCAAATAGCTTCTACTCCATTTGATAATTCAGATTACGAAGATGATGAGTGGGAACCAATTGATGTTATTATTGGCTACTAAATATATAGGACTAAAATGAGAATTGAAACAGAAGACAAAGAAGATACTGGGACTGATTCAGATTTAGTATCTTTTGTTATGAACAGAGTTGATCGTTGTTGTTTCTGAAGTGTTGGAGAAAACACCAGAATCAAGACCAATGGAGATGACTGACCTTGTAGCTGTTGGTGTTACTGAAGATACTCGTTTTAAAGTAACTCTTAAGCCAATCCATCCTCGTAACTTCTTTATTGACCCTAACGCTACTTCAGTTGAGGATGCCTTTGGTTGTGGTTCTGAAGAGTTTGTTTCAATCCACAAAGTTGTTAAGATGATTGACGAAGGTGTTTATCGTCAAGTAGAAATTACTCCGATGGGTGACGATACTCGACTTGCACCAACTCAGGAAACTATTGAGTATTCTGATGACAAAGTAAAGCTTGTTAAATACTTTGGTCTTGTTCCTTCTAAGCTTATTGATAGCGTTGATATGGACGCTGATGAAGCCTATGAGGACTTGTTTGGTGAGGATGAGGGTAGACTATACGATGAACAGTATGATGACCTTGTAGAGGCTATTGTAGTCATTGGTAACGATTCTGTACTGCTTAAGGTAGAACGTAGTCCTTACATGATGAGTGATCGTCCTATTGTAGCTTATCAGAGCGATGTAATGCCTAATAGGTTCTGGGGTCGTGGCACTGCTGAAAAAGCCTACAATATGCAGAAGGCTATTGATGCTCAACTGCGTAGTCACTTTGACAACCTAGCTCTTACCACAGCCCCTATGATGGCTATGGATGCCTCTAGGATGCCTCGTGGCATGAAGTTTGAAGTACGTGCAGGTAAATCTATTCTGACTAATGGTAACCCAGCAGAGATTCTGATGCCGTTTAAGTTTGGACAAGTAGACCCTGCTAACTATCAGACTGTTCAAGACCTTGAGCGTATGCTTTTGATGGCAACTGGTACTGTTGATTCAGCAGGAATGCCTAGTGCTGTTAGTGGTGATGCACGTTCAGGCGCAATGTCAATGGCTTTGTCTTCTATTATTAAGAAGAATAAGAGAACTCTTGTTAATTTTCAAGAAGATTTCTTGATTCCATTGGTTCAGAAGTCTGCTTATCGGTATATGCAGTTTGACCCTAAGAATTTCCCTGCTAAAAACTTTAACTTTATACCAATTAGTACAATGGGTATCATGGCTAGAGAGTATGAACAGCAGCAATTCATTGGTTTGTTGCAGACACTTGGCCCAGATAGTCCAATTACTCCATTAGTTCTTAAGGGAATCATTTCTAACTCTTCATTGTCTAACAAAGAAGAATTAGAACAATCTCTTACTCAGATGTCTCAGCCTAATCCACAACAACAACAGATGCAACAAGCTCAAGCACAGATGCAATTGGCTCAAGTTGAAGCCCAAACTGCTGTCTTCAAAGCTCAAGCTGCTGAACTTAATGCTAAAGCTGCTCAAAACATTGCAAATGCTCAGAAATTGGCGATGGAAACTGATTTGTTACCTCAGAAAATGAAGATTGAGGAAATCAAAGCAATTAATACTAATCTTCCAGACTCTGAAGAAGACAAAGCTTTCGAGAAACGTATAAAGATAGCTGATTTGTTGATTAAAGAAGAGAATGTTAAGAACTATACTAAGCAATTAGATATGCAAGATAGGCATGAACAGTCTCGTTTAGATGTTGAACGTGCAAAACTCTATAATGTTAAGGAATAATAATGGTAACTAGAAGTTCAATACACGTTCCCTTCGTTGGGGACGGTCAGTACCACAATACTGCAACAGTGTTGGTAAACAAGGATGGCACAGAATATGAAATACCTATTTTTGCTCTTGGCGATCCTAATAATGCTGATTCTATGGTTGGTATTACCAATAATCGCTTGGACACTCGTTATCTATCAAGTGTTACAGATTCTATTGCAATCACAGGATCAGTAACCACTTCAGGTAGCGTTGCAGTAACATCGTTACCTGCCATTGCAATCACTAACACTAGTTTTAACGTTACTAACCTTACAGGTACACCATTCTACAATGCAGGTACTGGTGGTGGTACAGTGGCTCTGACAGGCGGTAAGAAGCTCTTGGGTGTCACTGCGTATGCTAAAGGTGCTGATGGTACCATGACTATCAATGGAGGCGATACAATCACTATCCGTAGTGGTCTTACCCTCTCCTTCTCCCCTCTCGGTAACTATGTAAACCCTACTATTGTGTTCTCTGCTGCTATTGATTATATTGTAGAAGGAGTGTCATAATGCCAGTACGCTTCCTTGGAGGCGGTGGGGGAGGGGGCACTGATGTTCGTACTATCATTGCAGCCCCTACCCTAACTACCGTTACTGCAACAACAGAAACACCAACGTGTGTTTGGGCTATACCTGCTAATTACTTGTTAGCTAAGGACGGTGTGTTCATTAGTTTAGCGGGTACAACGGCACTTGCTACAAATACAAACAGACCTATTTATAGAGTACGTATAGGTGCTACAGGAACCACAGCAGATACATTATTGTTTAGTACAATGTTAGATACAACTAGTTTGTATGCTGGTGTTACAAATGGGAATGTGCTTCTTGAAAATCTTATTTATTTTCCAACAATAGGGGCAAGTGGTGCTTGTGTTTCTTGCGGTAAAGTAAATAACTATAATAATGATAACGGTAAAGACATAACAGCAGCTAATGGAACTAATCAAACAAATAAAACAGTAGACACTACAGCAATTTTGTATATTTCAGTTAGTGTGTTTTTTGCGGCTGCTGGTAATACATTTACTCCTGAAGTTCCTTTTATTTCTTTCTCTCTTTAAGGATATACTATGCCAGTTCAATTCTTAAGTGGTGGAGGTGGTACTTCTGATGTGCGACAGATATTTGGCAATCCTGTTTTAGCAGATTGTTATTTTATAGGTTCTTCAGGTACTGGTGGACAACCTGCTAATCAGGTAGCTATTAAATGGACAATTCCTGCTAATTACTTACAAGTTAATGATTGCTTATGTTTTGCTACTCTTATTAAACGATTAGCAGGCGGCACAACTCAAGGAACTACTTGCTTTACAACAATTCAAATTAGACTAGGTACTACTGGTACTATTACAGATACTTTGGTTGCTCAGTTAGTACCGCAAATACCATTTGGAACTAATACACCAGAAGCTGCTGTTTTTGCTAAAGGTTTAATTAATGTTACCTCCATTGGCGCTAGTGGTACTTGTATTGCTAATGCTAACGGGTTAAGCCCTTATGGTAGTGTTGCTGGGTTTACAAACGGTGGCTCTAAAACAATAGATACAACATCTACTTTGTACTTAACTGTTTGTTTAAGTGTTACTATAGGTGGAAATACTTATAATGTAACTTTGTCGCCTTCTGGTTCTGCTCTTTGTGTTAGTTTTTAAGGATATACTATGCCAGTTCAATTTATAGGAGGCAGTTCAGGAGGTACTACAGATGTCAGAACAACATTTGCAGCACCTGTTCTAAATGATGCCTTAGCAAATACAACAACTATTGTTGCTCAGTATGAAATACCTGCCAATTACTTAACAACTAACGATTTACTTAATATAAAGTACATTGCTCAATTTAGCTCTGGAAATTCCGGTGTAGTTCCTATAAATTTTTATTTAGGTTCTACAGGAACAACATCAGATACTTTAATAACTGTAGATTCTGTAAGTATTCCTGTTTATCGCCTTGCTGCTAGTAATTATGGTCAGGTGTATTTAAACGCTTCTATTTACTTTTATTCTGTTGGGGCTAGTGGTTTAGCTACTGCACGTTTTGATAGCACTACTAAAACATCATCAACAACAGGCGGTATAAGTATCACATACGGTTTAAATACTAATAATGCAACAGTGGATACTACACAAAAACTTTATATATCATTAGTTGCTGTTACACCAACAACGGCTGCTATTGACACTTTAGGTTCCTATATTAGCGTAGGTTATTGACAAAACATAATAAGTATGATATAATACACATTATTATAAAATATAATGTAAGAGGTAACATGAATAAGAAGTTAGAAGTTTATTACGAAAATCAGTTTGAAGTATTTTTAAAACAAGGGTGGAAAGATTTTATGGAGGACATTAAAAACCTTCAGTCCACTATGACAATAGATTCAGTAACTAATGAGCAAGAACTATACTTCCGCAAGGGGCAAAAGGATATTCTCTCATGGCTACTGTCTCGTGAATCATTTCATTCAGACGCTTACGAGCAACTTCTTAAGGAGGAAGACGAGTATGCGGAGGATGTATGAATTTCAATGTAACGAAGGGCACATTACAGAACGGCTATGTCGATTCGAAGACATAACGACAACCTGTAGTACCTGTTCTCAGGCTGCTGAGAGAATCATCTCAACCCCTCAGATTTCTCTAGAGGGTGTGTCCGGTGATTTTCCGGGGGCTAAATTTAAATGGGAACAAAAACACAAACAACATTTGAAGCGTAATGCTTCTTAATCCTACAATCGTTGATACGACAGGAGAAATATAACATGGCTGAATTTTTTGAACTTAATGATGATATTGAAGGTACTGATGACTTGCCTGAGATTGCCACTACAAAGGTGGACAACATTCCAGATGAGCTAGACGACCTGCCTGAGAAGTATCGTAACAAATCTGCTAAAGACCTAGCACGTATGCACCAAGAAGCTGAGAAGCTAATTGGGAAGCAAGCGCAGGAAGTAGGTGAGGTACGAAAACTTGCAGATGAACTCATCAAAAAACAACTCAATACTACGCCAGTACAACAAAAACAGGTAGAGTTAGAACTAGACGATACCGATTTCTTTGTAGACCCTAAAGCAGCAATTTCAAAAGCTATCTCTCAACATCCTTCGATTGTTGAAGCTAGAGATTCGGCAGAACGAATGAAAAGGATGGAAGCTCAAAAGACTGTAGCTACTCTGCATCCAGACTTTCAAGAACTCGTTTCTGACCCTAACTTTGTTGATTGGGTTCAATCCTCCAAAATCAGAACACAGTTGTATCATCAAGCTGATGCTTACGATGCTGATGCTGCCAATGAATTGTTTTCGACCTATAAAGAACTAAAAGGCGTTAAACAGAAACAAGCAGAAACTGAACTTGGAACACAAAGAAATAAAGCACTGAAGGCTGCTGATACTGGTAACGGTGTTGCAACCACAAGTGAACGGTCTAAGAAGGTTTATAGACGAGCCGATATTATCCGTTTGATGAACACTGACCCACAACGCTATGCTGCTTTGCAAGATGAAATCATGTTAGCATATAGTGAAAATCGGGTTAAATAAAATTGTATAAATTAAGGAGCTTTAAAAATGGCATCATTTGACGTAACAAGCAGTAACACAGTAACAAAAACCCGTGCCGATAAATTTATCCCTACTATTTAATTTTGGGGATGTAAAACTTTCTCTAAATAACTGGGAGTCTTAATTGTAATTAAGATAATCAGAGGGAACACGAAATAACCAAAACGCAGTTCAACACAGGAGGTGTTATGAAGCGAGTAAGTTGGAAGTATTTAGCAGGATTGATTGATGGCGAAGGTTGTATTGACTTAGCCACTACAAAAGTTAATGACCAGTTTTATATTCAACCACGTTTAAGAATAGGAATGGCTAACTCAGCTTTGTTTTTATTAGAAATGAACCAATTAAATTTTGGTGGTCATTTATCTAGTAGGGCAAGTACAAAAGAGAACCATCAAGATTCTACAACATGGGCTGTATCAGGGTATAAACAAACTTGTTGTTTACTTCGCAATGTAGTCAATCATCTTATCCTTAAAAAGGAACAAGCTCGGTTGTGTCTCTGGATGGAGACAAACTTAAAAGGTACTAGATTAACACAGGAAGTGTTAGATATTGTACGAGAAGAGTTTAAGCTAATGAAGCGTGACCCGCACAGACTAAGTGAGAAAGCGCAAGAGAGAATTAAAATTTCTTGTGATGCTATAGTCGGAACAGAATAAAGTCTGTTTTGGAAATCTGGAGTGATGAAATCATTGCCGCATACCAGAAATCACTGGTTATGGCTCCACTGGTCATGAAGATGAACGTTAAAGGCAAGAAAGGTGACACCATTCACGTTCCTAAGCCTCTGCGTGGTTCTGCTAACGTAAAAGCAGCCGCTACTCAGGTAACAATCCAGTCTTCAGTGGAAGAAGAAGTCTTGGTTAGCATTGACCAACACTATGAGTACAGCCG